TTTAGTACAAAACCCAATAGAATCCTTTGCATATGATTGAAATTGATCTGGGTGTGATTCACCACTTCTCTTCTGGTTTGTATGCCAAACAGATGATGTTGCCTGCTGACCACTTTGCAGTGAGTCATGCTCACACCTATGACCACTTAAGCATATTGGCCAAGGGCCGTGTAACTGTCGAGATCCAAGGGGTTGAAACAGAATACACGGCACCAACGTGCATAAATATCTTGGCAGGGAAGCACCACAAGATAACTGCTCACGAAGATAGCGCTTGGTTCTGTATTCATGCAACTGATGAGACAGACATAAGCAAAATTGATGAAGTTTTAATTGGAGGTTAATCATGCCTATTTGGATCGCAAGTGCAATTTTTTTAGGTTCTGCTTATAACGCAAGTGAAGCTCGTAAATCACGAGAGCAAGCAGAAAGAGATCAGCAAACAGCACTTTTGCAGCAGTCATCTGACCAAGCAGCCATGCGTGCTGAGTTATCTCGGCAGACTGCTGAGTATGCAAAGCAAGGCGCATCACTTGAGCAGCAGGCCAACACTGCGCGTGAGCAGTTCCAAGCATCGCAGACCAACTACGCAGCCAACAAGCTGGAGATGGAAAGCAAGGCCAAGGAAGTGCAGGCTGCTGCAGACGAAGAGCGCAAGAAGGCTGCAGCTGCTGAAGCGTCTGCTTTAAAAGCTCGCACTCGCGGTGGCCGGAGATCACTTCTTTCTGCTGAACGTATGGATGCAGAGCTGGGCGTGCCAATTGACCTTGGCAGTAGCGGAATGAGGATTCAATAATGGCTACGCTACCAGAATTCAAACAGCGCAAGATGGCGCGGCGCAGCACTTCTGACATTGGCCGTTTGGCAGAGCAATACAAAAGCAGTATTGCTGGTATTACTGGGGAATACGAAAAGTCTTTTCAGACTTACCAAGCTGGCGTAACTGAAAAGATGCAGCCATACGAAGCCCAGATTGCACAGTACAAAGATGTTGCAGTTCCAATGTATGAGTCGCAAAAATCCACCTATCAAAGCAACTTAGACAAATACAACAAGATTGTTGAAAGCATTAAAGCTGATCCAATCACTACAACAATTGGATATAAAACTCAAAAGAAGACAAACTACCAAGGCTGGCTTTTAGGCCAGACGGAGCAGGTCCCATACGAAATCTACACACCCAAAGCCATCCCTAGATTTGCAGAAGTTGCGCCAGTAGCACCAGACATCCCTGTTGCGCCTGAAGTTGAGAGCTTTGACCAGACAGCGTTTGATGAAAGACGCAAAGAAGCAGAGGGTAGCTTTAAGCGTGAGATCGGTGAGCGCAAGTCTGCACGTATTAGCGCGGTATCTCGCAAGTCAGCTAGACCACTTTTATCAGGAGCAGCGTAATGAAAGACACAAAATCTAAGATGCAAGACAAGGTTCACAAAGTCATGCGTGAATACAAAGTTGGCAAGCTCAAAAGCTCCAGTGGCGACAAAGTAGGAAGCCGCCAGCAGGCCGTGGCCATTGCCATGAGCGAAGCTGACCGACTAAAGAAGGGCAAATGATGGCAACCCACCGCACAATGCTTGATGACGTTGAGCTGGAAGTTGAGGAGTATTCCTGCCCAATTGCTACACGCGACTTGGCAGAAAACCTCAAGGCTCGCAACTTTGCTTTTGAGCACTACGGCTATGGCCCGGCCAATCCTGATGACACCGCCAACAACCGTGTCTTCTGGTTAAAGAAATCAATCATGCTCAACACCAGCGAAGCCGAGGCCATGGGCATGCGCTGTGGTAACTGCTCTGCGTTTATTGTTACCAGCCAAATGATGGATTGCATTAAGGCAGGCATTGAAGCCAAGCGGCCAGAGCAAGAGGCTGGCTATGACGATGAAGTCGTTGAGTCTGCTGGCCTTGGCTACTGTGAGCTGCTGCACTTTAAGTGCGCTGACACTCGCACATGTGATGCATGGCTTGTTGGTGGTCCGATCCAAGATGAGGCAGAAGAAGACTGATGGCTGTTCTTAACGTCCTACGTGAGTCAGACACAACCAATGCCCGGCATGTTGTCTTAACTCAAAAGAACAATGCTGGCACTCAGGTTGTGGCTGGCGCTGATGCGCCTGCAATCACAATTGATGTCAACCACCAGCGCAACCATGATGGCCGTGCCTACTATGCGTACAAGATTGCGCCTGACTCAGCGCCATTGGCTGCAGCTGCAAGCATTAACATTGTGATGGCATCCCCATCTGGCGTGTTTCCGCATGTAACTATTGATGGAATGTGTTTAGGTGACGCTGAGTTGTACATTTATGAAAACACAACCACAACTGGTGGCACTGCATTTACCCCAATAAACAGAAACCGCAACTATGCCGTAAGCAACGTCAGCCAAGTTGCAATGGTTGTAAACCCAACCGTTACATCTGTTGGCGACACGCTGGTTGCTCAAATTATTCCCGGTGGATCTGGTAAAAAATCTAGCGGAGCTTCTGCTGGATCTTTGGAATATGTATTGAAGCCATTGACTAACTATTTGTTCAGATTGACCAACGTAAATGGCACCGCGCACGCAGCATCTTTGCAGCTTGAGTGGTACGAGTAACCAAGAAAGATGATCATGGAATATAAAAACACACCCGGTGGAATGCGTCTAACGCCAGAGCAGATTATGAAGCGTCAAGCGTCTGCTCAGTCAAAAAAGGATGAGTTCCAGCAGCTGTACCAAGATGCCTACGAGTTTGCCCTGCCCCAGCGCCAGCTCTATGGCGTGTGGGAGGGTGGATCTACTGGATCAAAGAAAATGCAGCGTGTTTTTGACTCGACTGCCATCAATTCAACCCAGCGCTTTGCCAATCGGCTGCAGTCTGTAGTGTTCCCACCCCAGCGCAAGTGGGCCAAGCTAGAGGCTGGATCAGACATCCCGGCAGATCGTAAGCAGCAGGCGCAGGCCGTGCTTGAGGTCTACCAAGACAAGATGTTTACCATGCTAAACCAGTCTAACTTTGACATTGCCATGGGCGAGTTTTTGTTGGATCTGGCTGTGGGCACCGCCTGCATGATGGTGCAGCCCGGGGATGATGTCCAGCCCCTTAACTTTATCCCTGTGCCACTGTTCTTGGTGAGCTACGAGGAGGGAGCCAACGGCCAAGTGGACAATGTTTATCGCCGCATGCGAATGAAAGGTGAATCCATCCAGCGCCAGTGGCCAGACGCTGAGATCCCAGAAGAGATGCAGCGCCGCATTGAGCAAAAGCCAACCGATGACATCGAGTTGCTTGAGGCCACCATCTATGACCACAAGCGCGGTGACTACTGCTATCACGTAATCGACAAGGTGACCAAGCAGGAGCTGGTCTACCGCCGCCGAAAGATGAGCCCATGGGTTATCTCTCGCTACATGAAGGTGGCCGGAGAGATCTACGGACGTGGCCCACTGATGACTGCTTTGCCAGACATCAAGACCCTAAACAAGACCATTGAGCTGCTGCTCAAGAATGCATCTTTGGCTGTGGCTGGTGTATATACAGCTGCTGACGATGGCGTGCTTAACCCCAACACAGTCAAGATTGTGCCGGGTGCCATTATCCCGGTGGCTCGCAATGGTGGATCACAGGGTCCAGCCCTGCTGCCTTTGCCACGCTCTGGTGACTTCAACGTCAGCCAGCTGGTGATCAATGATTTGCGCGGGAACATTAAAAAGATCTTGTTGGATGAGTCACTGCCACCAGACAACATGAGCGCACGGTCTGCCACAGAGATTGTTGAGCGCATGAAAGAGCTGGCCCAGAACCTTGGTTCTGCCTTTGGCCGACTGATCAATGAGACCATGATCCCGATCACTTCCAAGATCCTTGAGGTGATGGATGAACGCGGAATGATTGACATGCCTTTGCGTGTCAACGGTTTAGAGGTCAAGGTTACCCCTGTGGCACCGTTGGCTATGGCGCAGAACATGGAAGAGGTTAACTCAATCATGCAGTTCATGCAACTTAGCCAGAACCTAGGCACCGATGGCCAGCTGGCGCTCAAGATGGACGTTATGGTGGACTATCTGGCCGACAAGCTGGGTGTGCCTGCCTCGGTCCGTAACACAGCCCCAGAGCGTGCAGTACTTATGGAAGAGATGCGTAACGAACAACAGAAACAAGCCATTGGCCAAGCCATGATGATGCAAGCCCAAGCACAAGGTGGTGCGCCGGGTGGCATGCCAGCCCCACAAGGTATGCCAGTATGAGCTGGGATGAGCTAGATGCCATTGGCCAGCCAAGCGATATCCGCGAGGTTGACCAAAAGCGCGAAGACTTGGCCCGGCTTACCCTGCGAGTGTTTGGGTCAGAGGATGGCCAGAAGTTGCTTCAGTGGCTGCGCGACATGTATGTGAATGTGCCCATCGCCGTACCGGGCACAGACCCCTCATACGCATTCTTTTCCGAAGGGCAAAGAACGGTGGTGAGGGACATCGAGGTACGGATTAACACAGCAAGGAAACTATGACCGACACAGCAACCGTTGAGCCCGGAACCTCCGGCCTACTTGACAACGTGCAAGTGAATGACGAAACCAAACCAGATAACCCACAAGCGGTTGAAATAGATCACAAGGCTACCGCATCAGCTGTACCAGCTGCCGCCACACCTGATGATCCACTGGAGCGCCCAGACTTCTGGCCAGAGAACTTCTGGAAAAAAGATGCCAACGAGCCAGACTTGGAAGGCATCGCCAAGAGCTGGACAGACCTGCGTAAGCAGATCTCCCAAGGCAAGCATAAAGCCCCAGCCGATGGGAAATATGACTTAAAGCTCTTTGGTGAACAGGCTGAAACCAATCAAATGGCCGGGACACTGTCCAGCTGGGCCAAGGATAATGGCCTATCTCAAGCGGCATTTGATGATTTGGTTGGCAATCTGCAGACTCAGGCCAGAGAAATTATGACTGGTGAGATGGTTGACCCGGCAGCTGAGATGAAGCAGCTGGGGCCAAACGGTGGTGCCATTGTCAATGGTATGGTTGACTGGGCCCGGGGGCTGGTCAATAAGGGTGTCTGGTCCAAAGATGACTTTGAAGAGTTTAAGATCATGGGCGGTACAGCTCGCG